TAGGTTGTTCCATTGGTTGCTGTGCTTGCTCTGATAAAGAAACTGTCTGTTTTGGCCATTGTATCATCTCGTTTTGTTTAGGTGTCCAGGGGTTGTTTCAGTGCATGAATTAACTGACCGGTTCCCCCGGACAACTTTAGCACCCCCCATTCAGCACTTAATCTTCTCTACCGGTGGCACGCCATAGGATAGTCTTACCCACCACACCATCCCTTGCTAATAAGCCATATGTTATTATTCTACCCACCCCCTTTTTTTTTCGGATTTAGGAATAACATTATTATTGGGAACTGCTTGGATTGGTTTATGGGGAACCAATACAGCATAACGGTGAGCGATGAAACAAATACAATACTGCAAAGCATGAAAGATGACGGCTACAAGATGTCTCAGGTCATCGATGCAGCCGTCGCAACCATCGGTGAACACGGGTTGCAGCGACTTATTCGTGATCGTCGAGCGCTCGCAGCTCTCAAGAAGCAAACAGGCGGTGGCCAGTGATGCTTTACATCAAAGAATCATATGTCTACGAGTTTCAAAAGATGCATTGTCGTCAAAGTAACTGTGGTTATTGGCGAGCACCTAACGATCACAGCATGCAAGGAAGCAAAATGCTACGGATGTTCAAGGTCAATGGTCAATATACATGTGAAGCATGCCTAAAGGAAGCCACCGAATCAATTCAGGAGTGGTTGGAATGATTTGTGATGGCTGTGGCTATTGCATACTATGCGACATCAAATATCAATTGAAGCGAATTGCCGATGCGCTCGAAGGCAAGGAGGAGGATTGAATGTGTGTAAAGTGTGAAGCCTGCGATCAGACTTACTTCTGCAAACATAACCAACGCTTGAGCAATGGTGAAGTTGTTCGATGTGAATACAACTTCCTCTGGGTTCAGAGTTGTATGCTATGTCAACCCAAGTAAGGGATCATTGTGATAGCAAGTTGAACAGTTTCAAACCCACCGACCAAACCGAGAGTGAGAAAAGATACCAGGACATTTAGTCGGATCAGACTTTCAAGGTTTGACTCTTTCTCAGCTCGTCGCTCCTCACGAGTCATTAGCCACTGTGCGAACCGCTCAGTCTTACTTGGTGTTTTCACTTCTTCAATTGGTTCATCGGCTGTCATCTTGGCTACGCTCCTTAATTAGGGTAAGAATGGTTTGATCTGAAGATAGTTCAACTGTCTCGAGTTCAATGAGGTAGTTGACTTGGTCGCCCGGGTTTGTATTTAGAATCCACAAATCGCGGATAATTACATGGTCAGGATCTAGGGCACTCGTTACCAAAGAAATACTTGCACCAATCGAACTAAAGGAATTTGATGCCCATCCGATTTGACGATTGTCACTCGCATTAAAGTTAGGGTCCATATCATAATCTAATCCCAAAACAACAGCAGTGATTTGACTTCCACCTGCTGGCACATAAGGAAACACATCGAACCTGGTTACACGGTATCCCTGAGTCAGTTGACCATCGTCCACGATCAATTGCCTAAGTTCAGATGAGTCGAGGAGACCTCTAAGTGTTCGGCGCTTCATTTCTTTTTGCCCCCTGCATCTTTGTGAGCTGCGCGAACAGCAGACTTGAATCCGCCCTTCTTCCATTCGCCGTTCTTCTTCTTGTACTTCTTTGAGACTCGCTTGAAGGCAGCCTTGTACTTTCGATTGTACGCGGATGCTTTGCGCTTCTTTGGTGCTTTGGCTGCAGCGACTGCGCCAGTCGTGGTTCCTTCCACGAAGCCCTGGACAACCTCCGGAGGTAATCCCGCTGCAGTTGCTGCAGGTACCAGGAGTGCATCAGCAAGTGCTCTTAGTCGTAGAGCAAGCCGAAGATCTTCATCAGTTGGCAAGTAGATCGCCTCACTGTTGGGAAAGGGCAAGTGCCATTGCAGCAGACTGGGAAAGGGTTTCAACGGTGCATTCCAAAACAATAGACACACGATCACAGTGGTCGTAGGTTTGGTCGACGCCGAGGTAGATTTGCTCAACAGCAACCAAGTAGCCCTTGGTCCAATCTTGTGGTGCGATGTTCAAAGCTTCAGACATCATCTCCACATTAGCAGCTCCAGTAGCGATTGCCAACGATCCGGATGAAATCACGCTGCGATCTGTTACATTGACCATTGCAACTTGTGATTGAGTTGTAAGTTGGAAGGAAGATTGAGTCGAGGAGTTGGGAGCACCAGCGTAAGCCGATAGTGGACCGCCATACTCGACGCTGATGTTATGGACCCTCAACACGCTTTTTCCTAATGCATCAACATACGATCCAAGATCTACTGCTGTTTGTGCGTAGGTTGTTCCATTGGTTGCTGTGCTTGCTCTGATAAAGAAACTGTCTGTTTTGGCCATTGTATCATCTCGTTTTGTTTAGGTGTCCAGGGGTTGTTTCAGTGCATGAATTAACTGACCGGTT